ATTCTTTTTCATCATCTAATTCATATATAATAGCTAGTAAAGTTTCATCTTCTATTGTTCCTTCTACAACTTGACTAGCATAATCATATTCAATATCAAATACATTTTGTCTTATTGTTCCCATTGTTGATGTTTCCAACAATAATGGTTGTTCTCTTGCACTCATACTGTCATACATAACATCTAACAGGTTCTTATCTTTCCATGCATGTATTTCATCAGCAATTACTAAATGTGCATTTAAACCATCTAGTGAATTACTATCTGAAGCTAATGCTCTAAATGAACTATCATTTGCATCATAATATATTCCACCAATTAAACATCTTATTCTTTTGTTTAATACTGGACTTTTCTTTATCATCTTTTTGGATTCTTCCCATACTATTTTTGATTGATCTCTTTTAGTTGCAACTGAATATATTTCAGCACCACCTTCGTGATCTTTAGTTAACATGTATGTTGCTATTGCAGCTGCAAGTACAGATTTACCATTTTTTCTTGCTACAAATAGAATTGCTTTTCGATATTTCCTTAATCCAGTATCTTTATCTACAAAACCAAATAATACTTGTAGAAATGCTTTTTGCCATAATTGTAACTTTAAAGGTTTACCATTCCATTTACCTTTAGATTGTTTACAATATTTTTCAATGAACTTAATAGCTCTTAATGACTTAACCTCATCAAATACATATGTATGTGTTTCTGTTTCATTAGTGATCTTATTAAAAAAAGAAACCTCTTTTGGTTTCTTCATATCATTAATAAATTTTTCATATGCTAACTTTACTTTTTTATTTACTCTTTTTGGATGGTTTTGTATGTATTCATAATATTCTTCTATAAATGTCATTTGTCATCACATCAAATCATCATCTTCAAAATTATCTTCTGGTGTTGCGTTTGAACTTGATAACAATTCATAGATTTGTTTGATAGTTGAATTATAGTTCTTAACCATTGTGTTATAAGATGTTATTGCTGGATTAGCTCTTTCGATTGTGTACTTGCCTTGATCCATTTCAGTTACAACACCTTTTGTTTTAATTTCTTTCTTCAACTGTGTTAAAGTTTGTTTCATAAATTTTAATTCATTGATTAAAGACATTCCCAAAGTAGAAATATTTTCATCATCTACTTGTTTGAAACTTTCTTCAACTTGTTTTAAGTTAATTCTTTTGATATTATTCATATTCTTTACAAATACCTCCATTTATTTTGAAAAGAGGGGGGTTATGCACGATTTCGCACATTTTTTGTATCCCCACACCATCGGTTTCCCAATGACCTCTTTTAACCTCGATATAGCCCCCTATATACCTAATTATTTATCTGGTAGATATAGAGGTTAATCCTAGGATTATATCTACCAGATACCAATTGTTATTGATACTTATAAGTATCACGAAATACATAAGTGAGTTCTAACTTAAAGTTCTTATGTATTTCGTGCTATCTATAAATAGATAACACATAGTAAACGATAAGGTGCTAATTAATAAGCACCATAGAATAGATAAAATTTCGATTCCATTCCTTTACAGAGAATTGTCTAGTTGCACTTCAAATTCTTTCCCATAAAGGTTCGACTACTTACCACGTTAGTAAGAACTCTCTTTATCTACTCTATGCAACCTATTAATAGATTGCACATTATACCATTGAAAAATAAAGGAGTATTTCAATGCATAGTGCAATTAGTAGCACCATGTATACACTAACAGTAACAATATAATAAAGAGGATGCGTTAGTATATACATGCTACCACTAATGGTAGCAAAGAAAGGATTTATTTCAACTATTCAAATTAACTTTAATTAAATTTCCATTTTCATCAAACATAACATCATCTCGACATGACATGTTAGCATGATGTATGTTTTCGTGGCATTCTTTACAAACTCCTTCTAAATTTTCTTCATTAAGAGTTATGCTTTCATCATTTATGTTCTTATCATCTAACCATATCTTATGATGAACTATTCCTGTTCTTCTTTTTTCTTTTGGTAGAAAATCAGATATTCCATCTACATATACAGGTTTATGACATCTAGCACATAAAAGATTTTGTTTTATCCAAATAGTATTTTTAACTCTTTTCCATTGTTTTGAATTATAGAAATTCTTTCTTACTCCATAACTCATTTTTTTCTTTTAATAACTTTTTTTGTTGGTTGAACTGCTTTTTCTACAATTGGTTTTTCTTCTATACATTCTACAAATTCTACAATGTGGTTTGGATTTGCTAGTAATTGATCTGCTCTTTCTTTTGAGACAGTAATTTCTTCATTTACAACTACATCTCTTTTCAATTCAACATCAAGATAATTTCTAATACATCTTAACTTAACTTTCATTTTATCCTCCTTATAATTTGATTTATCTTTAACTAAATTGTCGATCCATTTATCTTCCCCTATATATCCATTATATTTAGGGATTTTTTTAAATCTTTCTACACCAATATCCTTCATGTTAAAAGGTACATAATAACAATTCTTGCCTTCGATTAATCCTTGTTCTTTAAAACTAGGTACTGGTGTTACTATTAGTGGTACACCTAATGCTTCACATTCTCTAGTGAAGTAGCAATCTCCTTCACAATCACTTAGTTGTACACCATAACCATGTTCTTTTATCGCTTTAATATATGGTCTTACATTTATCTTAGGCTTTATAAATACAATATTTGGATTCTTTATTGCATTTTCATCGTTGGTAAACACTAACCATAAGTAATCTATATTTGCACGATCTAATTCTTTTGCAAGTATTTCCATTCTTTCTTTTCCTTTTTCAGGTGTTAGTCTTGTTGCACTAATAAGCATTAGTGGTTCTACCATTTCATCATCTAACATAGTTAATGGATTTCTACATACTTTACATTTTATTCCTGTTAATTCTTCGTATTCCTTTGCAGCAATATCAGATACTGCTAAATATGTAGTTATTCTACTATCTAATCTAGGTTTTATTTTATTTGTTATATACATTGCATGTATTATCTGAATTATTTCATCAGCTTCTACTTTATTAATTATGTCTATTTCATAATTGCAAAAAAACTTTTTGCAATTTATCACTTCATTATTATATTTTAATACCTTTACATATTTTGTAACTCTTTGTATTTGTTTGATATCACCATTTTTATAAATGACTGTTATATCATATTCGTGATATTTCTTACATATTTCATATAAAAAGGTTTCTACACCACCTATAACATTAAAATTAGATATATAAAATACATTGCTACCTGTTATCATTTTGTACTCCTATCCAAAATATTTTTGTATATCTTCTGTTGTTGCTTGTTTTGTATCTTCTTCAACATTTGATAAAAGAATATTTACTAATGATACATGCGACATATTTTTCATATCATCAAATGTTATATTTACTCTCTTTGCTAAGGCAACTAACTCAAATTCATCCATCTCTTTATTTGATTTTGTTGTTGTTGATATCTTTCTGTAGTTGCCTTGATAAGGGATTAACTGCTAATGCTATAACATCAAATACCCAATTATAATCGTCATACAAACTTTCAATATTTTTTATAAAATCCTCTTTATTGTTAGCTTGTGTTGAATCAGCTTCTTCAATCATTATATATGCAATATCTAATAATGGTTCAGTTACTTCATCTAACATAGACAAATCTTTGCCTAGTTCAGATGACAATTTTGTTATTTTGTCCAAATCTTTTAATAATGATCTACCAGTTAAATTCTTATATGCAAACTGTGTATATGCAGAACTTTGCATTGTATAATCTTTTCCATCAATGTTAATTATCTTTTTCATTTAAACCTCCAAAAAAAGACATGATCTATCATCATGTCATACCTCACTTTACTATATATCATAGATTGTGTATAAAAATATATAAAAACTTTTTAAAGTTTATCTCCACACATTGGACAATATTTTATTTTTTTAGATACTATATCATCACTACAAATATCAGTTCCATAGTATTCTGGATTATCAACCCAAACACATAATTTTCCTTTATCAATTTCTACTATGACATCTACATTATTTTTTAATTCTTTTTCCATTAATATTTTATTAGCTTCTTCTTCAAATTGTTTAGGTTTATTACAATAATTACACATTATTTATTCTCCTCATCGATTCTTTCTAATTGTCTTTTAATTTTCTCTTTCATTATGTTTTCTATTTCTTCATCATCAATGTTGTAATAGTATTGAAATTGTTTTAACATTACCATTACATCAGCAATTTCTTCACCAATATGATCTATTTCTTCATCTAATGGTTGGCTACCACTATATTCTGCGTTAATAATTGCTTCATTTAATTCAAATACTTCACTTTGAAAATATTTCAATTGTGTTAATACTCCATAATGATTAATTATTTTTAATAAATCTTCTTTCATTCTTTCTCCTTTAACTCTTTTAGTTTTTCTAAAATATCATTTAAAGTTACATCAGTGCATAATGCTATATGTCTTGATATTTCTTCTTCTAATTCATTTATGATATTATTTAATCTTTCTATTTCTTTTACAATTAAATCAAGCTCTTCTCTTGTTATATCTTGATATAAGCAACCATTAGTTCCCACATAATCTCTACTTGTATCTTTAATTGTTTCTAATAGTTTATTTATATTCACTCTTTATCACTCCCAACTTTCTACTATTGCTTGATAGTATTCTCTTTGTTCTTTTTCAGTTTCTAGTTCTTCTTTTAATCTTATTACTTCTTCATAAAGTTCTTTTTCTTCATCAAATAGTATTCTTGCTTTTTGTAATTCTTTATCGTTATTAATAATCATTTCTTGAAAATCTATACTATCTTTTATTTCTTTTAATCTTTCTTCACTCACTCTTTATCACTTCCTTTATATTTTTTTATTTTAATTCCTAATAGTCCTAAAATAAACCTTTGAATACAATTCAATTTCATAAGATTAATATACAAGTCAACACCTTCTATCTCTATTTGAACTTTATATGGAATATGTCTTTCTATTTCTTTGCTAAATACTAAATCATCATTCATTCTTTATCACTTCCTTTTAGAATATCTAATAATTCATTTGCTTCTATTTCTAAATCATAAGTCCAATCTTCTTCTGGTTCAGTACAATCAGCAAACAAACTTAAATGTTTATGTTCATTTATATATTCTATTGCTTTATCAATTATCTTTGATAATTTTTTTATGTAATTATCTTGTAAACTAGTTAATATTATTAAATTTTCTTTATTCATATTACTTAAATCATTTAAAGCATTTATTAAATTTTTTATGTTTTTATTCATTACTATCACTACCTTTAATTAATTCTAAATAATCTTCACTAAAAGATACATAAAAGTAATCAATCAATGTTTGTATTAATGCCATATATTCGTGTCTATCTAAACTATCTAAATCTATATCATTTATTTTCACTCTTTATCACTTCCTTTTAATATACAATCTTTATAATTTCCATCTCTATCTTCTACTATTATTCCATTTTTATTTATACATTGTTGTTTTTTACTTTTTGTATTTTTCCCATTAATTAAACAACCACATATAGCAATTATGAATAATGTAATAATCAAAAATACAAAATATATTTTTTCTTTACTACTCATTTGTATCACTTCCTTTTAATAGTCAGCTTTATATAAATAAGCCTTATATCTTTTCCCTTCATAGTTTATTGAATCTTGCTTTTTCTTCTTAATCCTAGAAATAATACAGTTTATCACATGATTAGTTGTTTTTAATAAATCTCTTAATTGATATCTATCAAATGATCCTAGTGGGATATTTTCTTCATCGTAAAGAGCTATTATTATTTTCATTTCTTCTCCTTTAATTTCTCTTTAAGTTGTATATCATATTCTCCACAATAATTGTCTATTGAACCCATTTTCATATATTTTTCTAATTGTTCATTAGTATTAAGATTGTATATACCACATATATCATTTATTGTTTCTAATAATGCAATTATTAATATGTTATAATCTATCTTATTTGTTGCAACTTTACTTATAAAATAATTGTTGTATTCTTTATTAAATTTGATTTCAATTCCTTTTATCATTTCTTTTTTCATATATACTCCGTATTATATTTCTTAATCCTTTTTTAAATCCTACTATATCATTTGCTTTTATTTGACCTTTTAATGTTAATATTTGTTGTCTTGTTAATTTGTGTTTGTATTTCTTTAATAAATCAAAACACTCTTTCATAGCATTTCCTTGAACAAAAAACACAAGACGTCCACAGCAATGCTATCCCCTGCGAGATGATAAAGTGAACTATCACTTTGGTTTTTAGCACATCTTTCAAAATCTTCATCTTTTACACCCATTAATCTAAAACATTCTTTTGGAGTTAAGTTTCTAATTGTTAAATCTGTTTTTAATATTTTGTTTTTCTTCATTGTTGTCATTAATGCACCTATAATTTTTTCTTCTTTCCAAGCACGACAATCCATATCTATTTTACCTTTTTCATACCATTCAATATAATTTTCAGTATCTTTTACTAATATATGATTATCTGTTGCTTTTCCACCTTGCAATGCTGTTAATGTTCCAGCTAATTGTTTTTTATTTGTTAATTCTAATGCTTGTAAAAACCTTTCTCTACGTGGAAAACCATTTTCTTTTTGATTAAAAAAACATCTTAAAGTTCCGTTTTTGATATAATACTTTTCATCTACATTATTTTCTAACATATCTTTTAATTTTAATTTTAACGGTATTGGTTTAGGAAATGTATAATTATAATCTCCTAATATGCTTATCATAAAACATCTATTTCGTGTTTGGGGTATCCCAAAGTCTGTTGCTATTAAATCTTTCCAATATGATCTATAACCCATTCCCTCTAATGAATTTATCCATTTTGAAAAATCGGACATATTATCAGTAGAATGGACTTGGGGAACGTTCTCCATAACAAGACATGAAGGAAGTTGTCCTAATTCTTTACATTCTTTAAGTATCCTTTCCACTTCCCAAAGCATTCCACTTCGAGTAGATGTATCGCTCATTCCTTTGCCTTTTCCAGCTAAACTTAAATCTTGACATGAATTTACGGAAACGAATATGTAAGTATATATTCATACTTATCAGTATTCGTTATCTCTAAATCACTCCCCTTTACTTGTTGTATATTTACTAAATTATGAGTAGCTTGAATATTGTTATATATTGTTCTTAATTGTTTCTCGTTTAATCTTGATATTTGTTCTTTTGTCATTGGTTCGTTGTAGTTTGATGAAATTCCTAAATTATATAAAATTTCAATTAAACTTTCTTTTGGTATAAAATCGCTATAATCTGTATCATCATTTGGAAAGTGTATATCTTTGTATGCTTGAATCGATTTAACCGCCCATTCACATAATTTCCAATGCTCAAATTTAACACCTAGATATTTTAATGCCAATGCTTGTGAGCCATAACCTCCAAATAATTCAATAAGTCTTATCGGTTTATCTATTATAAATTTAGGATACAGTACATCAAATATATTTAATTGACCATCTATCATTATTATTCCTCTGGCATTTCGTATAAACTATCATAATGAAATAAACCATCAGGTATTCCATTTTCATTAGTTTTTATATAAGTCTTACCAATATTTACAATATGATTTTGTATTTCATCTAATACTTCTAATGCTCTTTCTTGTGTTTTATATTCTCCTAAAAAAACTTGATTACTTTCATTGATATAAGCATAAATATGCCGTATTGTATATTCTTCATCTTCCATACATGGATTAAAAAGATATATATAAGCATAATTTTTTACAAATCTATCTCTATCTTGACTTCTAATCCATAAATCCATTATTTATCACTCCTTTTCATTCTTTTAAGAACTGCTTTTTTACCATATGTATATGCTTTTAATTCTTCTATATTAGGTAATCTACTGTGTGATTTACAAAATGCTATCTTCTTTAATGCTATTTCTAATTCATCTTTTAATGTTTTTATTTCAGCATCTTTTTCATAACCATCATTTTGTAGATCAATTATCTTCATATCTAAATCAGCTACTTTAACTTTATAATCATTAATTTGCTGATTTAATTCATATATGTCTTTATCTCTTTGTTTTAATAAATTGTCTTTTGTCTTTAACATTATTGATTTAGAATCAAGATCTTCTTTTTGTTCTTTAATTTTATCGTTTTTCTTTTTTCTTAAATCTTCTCTTTCGTATTCTGCAAGTATTGCTCTTTTTTGATAATCACAAAATTGTTCTCTTATCTTTTTACCACTTAAAAACCACCTGATTGCACTTATTTTATCGTTATCATACTTTTCCATTATTTATCTCCTTTTTTCTTTAAATAATTACTTACCTTGTAGTAAGGAACTGGTCTTGAATAATTTAATTCATCAGCTATTTGATCCCACTGTCTACAATCTATAAATCTCTTTCTCATTATTAGTCTTACTTCTGCATCATCTATTTCAGATAAATACTTTTCTATCTTTAACTGTTCTTCAATTAATCTAGTAGATTTTTGATGTAACATATCTTTTAATTTGATTAACATTGCTACATGTTTTTCAGTAGGATTACTATTAGTTGTTCCAGAATTAACTTTGTTTTCATCAAACTTAGTAGATTTTATTAATGTTAATTCAAGAGATTTTATTTTTTCATTTATTTCTAATATTTCTTGTTTAATAAAATAATAATTTGATAATTCTTTTAAACTCATTCATCCTCCTAAATCTTTGTTATACTCCATAAAACTAACAAAGTTTTACTAGCATAACTTTTTTATACTTTTTCTTTATTATTATTAGTTTTCATATATTCATTGTTGATAAAATCTTTAACCATTATTTTATTTTTCGTTATTTTACCTTTTTTCCAATAAATATTGATTCTCTTTCTTTCTCTACATCATCCATATCCCACATAACATATCTCATTGTTACACCTACATCTGAATGATTATACATTTTCATTAATGTCATTGGATTACCACCATTGATTATGTATTGATAACCAAATGTTTTTCTTAAACTATGTAAGCCAAATGGAAATGTAATACCACATGCTTTTATTACTTTTGGAATTACTCCAATTAATATGTTTTGTTTTGTTATTGGATAAATAATATCTTGTGTTACACCTTTATATGTAACTTTCTTTTGCTGCCCCATAAATAAATAATCATGTTGTTTCAGATCATATGCTTCTATATAGTTCATTATTTGAGTGTGTAATAATGCATTCATCTTAAAATTTTGCATTTTACCAGTCTTATTCTCTTTAATTGATACATAACCTTTTTCTACATCACATACTCTTAGCTGCAATAAATCTTCTGCTCTAAATGCTGTATTAAAACCTATTAAGAATAATATGTAATTTCTATGTGCCTGATATTTCTTAATATCAGATTTTGCATGTTCCATTTCGTGAATCCAATAATCATATATCTTGTTTATAATTTTATAGTCTTTAATAGGTAAAACTTGTTTCTGTCCTGGTTTCTTTTTAGATATTGGATATTTTATTCTTCTTGCCATTATAAGACCTCTATTTGTTCATTCTCGGCTTTAATTAAAATATTATCTATGTGTTTTTGAGTATTAACTAACTCACAAACTATATTCATAATTTCTTCTGATAATGTATCTGTAACATGTTGAGATAATAAATTTTCTATTTTTTTAAAACCATTAATTTTATCATCTAATAATTCAGTTAATTCTTTTTCCATATCTTACCTCGCACTTTCCCATTGATAAGCCTTACATTGACCTTCAATGTTTATTAATCTTCTATTTTCATTTATAAAATATAATCCAATAAATGAATCTTGAACACCAAACTCCCTGTTCTTACATATTTCAATAATGTTAGTATATTTATATAATTCATGATCTTTTGTCCATCCAAACATATCTTGTGTTGCTTTTTTAAAGTCATTATTAACTCTATGCATTATAAATACATTGTCAGCTACATTAGTTAAATCTCCAGTTCCTGATATATCAACTTTTCTTAAAAAGTTTAATGATTTCCTTGGATGGCATACAAAATGTATATGTACTTTATATTCTTTTGCTAAATCACTTAATTCTTTAACTAATAAACTTTGTGAATCGTATTTATTTTCACTATATTCATTCATATCTAATGACATTAGGTTATCAATTATAACTACTTTTATATTTCTTTTTTCAATACAGTTTCTAATACTTTGTATGATTGATTTTGCTTTATTACCATATGCATTCTCATAAATAAATAACTTGTTATCTAACCAATTTAATATCTTTGATTTGGCTTCATCTTTTGGTTTAAAGAAACCATTAACTTTAACTACATCTTCTGGTCTACATGCTTGTCTTGTTATCCAACTAATTAATCTATCTGATTGTAATTCTCCTGAATATATTGCAACATTAAAATTTTGATTAATAGCTTCTAATGCTAATTGATTCATAAATGTTGATTTAGCACTTGCATTACCACCACTCCAAATAGATAATTCGCCTAATGCAAATCCTCTTATTTGACCATCCATTTGTGCTGCACCAGATTTAACATAAATTTTTTCTTTTTCATCTAAAGGTAATTCGGATATTGATTTAAATGTAGTTAATGTATTGGATAGATCATAATTGTTAATATCGTTAATCTTTTTTACAAAGTCTTTATATTCAACTAAACCATTTTGTAATTGTGTAGATAATTTCTTTATTACATCTTGTTTGTATCTATTAAATATTCTTTCTTCATAATATGGAAATAACTCTTTCCAGTTATATATCTCTATTGAGTGTGCAGTGTATAATTCAATGTACTGTTTTCTTGATGTTTCACTTAAATCTCTTAAATCAATAGCATTATTTTTTTTATATGATTCCAGACATTCTTTTAATAAATTACCAATCGGTGCATAGAAACAATTTAAAGGTAATCTTAATAATGTAACTCTTTTAGAAAAATCTTCAATAATAATTTCAGCTAATAAAAAATCATCATCATAATTCATTCTATATGAAATACTCCATCATCACTTTTAGTTACGGTTGGTTGGTATTTATTTTTCTTAGTTTTATTATTAAGTTTTTCAAAGACAATACCTTGATAATTACTCGCCATTGATTTATCTATTACCTCTATCACTTCATCTTCTGTATAATTCTTTAAGCAATTTTCTACTTGACTAATTAATTTAGTTAATCCTATTTCTTTGTAGTTATAATTTTTATAGTTTAACCATTCAATTAAACTATCTTTAATTTTTAAAGATAAATTATTATTATCTAAAACTTTTCTTTTTAAATTTTCTTTTTTATTATTAATATATTTATTATTATCTATATAGGTGTGGAACTTTTGTTCCGTATCTTCTGGAACATTTGTTCCATATATGTGGAACTTTTGTTCCATACTAATTATGCTTATTTTTCGTTGTTTAATCTTCTTTGTATTTCCTTCGTATTCATATTCTATTTCTATATACTTTTTATCTTTTAATTGTTTTAAATATTTTCTTATTACACGATCTGATACATCATATATATCAGCAAAATATTTATCTCTTGCAAAACATGTTCCAATTTTATTAGATAATGCTGTAATCTCTGAATATAATAGTTTTGCTGTTGGTGTTAAATCAGTATCGTATCTTACATTTGCTGGTATCATAGAATAATAATTAGGTTTTTCTTTTTCATTATTCATGTGTCCTCCTAATTTTTAGAATAGAAAACAAAGTTTTCTTCTTGCTTTTTTCTTAATTTCTCAATTTCCTTTTTACTCTTTAACTCTTTATATTTAGCTTGATTTCTTCTTCTTGCTCTCGTTATAGTTTCTAATGATGGAAGTCCATACCATTTATGAAACATTAATACTTCTCCAAGTGGCTTATCTTTTAATTGTGGATTAACATCTTTTAAATACTCATATAATAAATAATAGTCATCATCTCTTGTTTCAGGTTTATCAATAAGTAATCTTCTTACTATTTCATCAGTTTTATAAATAGAACCCATATTAAACTCCTAAGTAATCAGCTACTTCATCATTCCCAGAACATACTTTTATTAATCCACCTCTACATTGATATGATCCTACTGGTGTTATGTAGTGTTTAGAAATTGTAAATAATTGGTAAATTGCTATTGATATAAAAGCAACAAATATAGTCCATAAAGCAACTTTTACCCATGTTCTTAACTTATATTTCTTTTGCTTTTTTTGTTCAACAATACCCCTTTTTTGTGCCTCTAGTTTATTGTTATTTATCTCATCAACCAAAACCTCAAAATCATACCCTTTCATTAAATCCTCCTACTTGAATAATTCTTCATATTTCTTTTTGTAATAATCTAAAATGATGTCTATTTCTTTTTTTGTAAATTCACTTTTTCCATTTAACTTCTTACTAATTCCTGCTCTTGATAATCCTAATAATTTCATCAATGTTAATTGTGTATTACCATGTCTTATCATTTCAGCTCGTAAGTTAGGAAATAATATTACTTTTGATTCCATCTAAACTCCTCTCTTTAGGTAGGATTACAAATAAAAAAACCAACCTGCAAATGTGCAAGTTGGTTTCTCTTACTTTATAAAAAACGATTCAAATATTGTAAAATTAAATTATGTTAAGTTGCCTAACTGTATAATAATATATATTATGTTAAGTTATTATCGTTCACTATAAAGTAGATCATTCATCTTGCAATCTACCTTTCATTATCAACTTAACATTATTTAAAAATAAAGTCAACATAAATTATTAAAATTTATTTTTAAGTTTACATATTATAATAATTTGTTTAACTGTCTTATTAAATATTTTACAAACTTTTTGTCTTTTTTTGGTTTTATTTTTTTGTATCTTCTTATTTGTTTATAATCATTTATTGTATAATAATTACCTTCGTATAAATAATGTATGTCAATTACTTTCCACCCCATAGATGTTTCATCGCCAATACTTAATCCTATTGCCGATTTTCTAGCTCGAAAAAAGATATCTCCATTTCTTTTTTGGTATGTAATCATACAATTCATCTTTTCGCACCCCCTTTTTCAAGTTGTTGTATTATATACAATAATGTTAAATTGTCAATAAAAAAACAGAATATGTTAGTCAACTAGCCATACATATTCTGCTTGTTTTAATCGTGAATCAAAGGTGTCATATATGGTTTTTCCCTTACTACAAACCAAATGACCTCTTGTACTTATAATTAATGTATTATTAGGAAACATTCCAGACACCTCGCCTATCGTGCCATAAATGCCATTTAAACGATGAAATGTTCTATCTAGGTAATTTATCACAAACTCTCTTTTATCAAATAATGTGCCTTCATATTGTGCTATATCACTTAAATAATCATAGACATAATCCCATGATTTGCCAGTAGCACAACTTATAGCTCTTATAACACAGTCATCTTCAAACTTATTTACTGGATTTGCATTATAAAACTTATACATATTATCTCATTGAATTTTGAAGTGTTTGCATTAATTCTTGTTTTTGTTGAGGTGTTTCAGCTTCTTCATATAATACTCTGATAAAATCTTCTAATGATTTAACCATATAATGAAATGATTTATCTGTTTCTTGATCTGCAGCACCATATCTATTTCTATTTTCTTGGTATCTTCCATATTCCATAGACATTCTATCTATTTCATCATCTCCACGATATTTCATATCTCGACCTTGTCTACCATATGCTCTTTCATTATAGTTACTATAATTTCCATAATATCTACCATAACTATCATATCCTGGTTGCCTTCCACCATAATTTCCATAGTTTCTATATTCCATATTCATTTCTTTATCCTCCTTTGCCATATGTTTAATTTTACTTAATTTATATAGGTATTCTACATTGTTTAAATCAATGCCTTGATCTAATATTTGCTTTATAGGTTCTTCAACCTTTTCAATTACTCTTTCTTCCACTATCTTCACTTCCCTTCTATGAAGCAAAATCAATCATTTTTTTTAATTCTTCAACAAACTTAAACTCATTTTTTATTTGTATTAAAACTAGAATATCATCTTTTGTTAAAGTCTTTTTTGCGATTAATTTATTAGCTTCTTCTTTTAATTTTGCATCAATTTCTTCTATCATTTGTTACTCCCTTCTAACAAGTCAATAATCTTGTTATTTTGTTCAATTATCTTTTTTAAATACATTTCATCTTGATTTTGTAATTCTTGCATTAAATCAGAGTTATTGTAGTCTTTAAATAATATTTGTAAACTTAATAATTGTAAGATTAATGATTCAATATCAATGATATTATTTCTCATTATGCTAGCTTTTTGATTATAAGATTTGCATCTTTAATAACTGGAATTTCAGTTTCTGTTGAAACTGGTGTAGTTGTTCCAGTAATAGTTGCTGGTAAAGAACCTACTGCCAATACTTGATTAACTCTTGGACATAATCTTATTAATTTTGTAAATGAAATATTTACATAATTTCCTGGAGTAGTTATTTCTGCATTCATTTCAGTACCTTCAACATCAGTACCAGTTCCAGTCTTTAAAGCTAATGCTACGATACCTGCTGTATCACTGGTTACATTAGCATTAAAAGTTACTTCAAATAAACCACCACCAATGATTGTGAAATCACTGCCACCTGGCATATATTGTAACCAACCGTAACAATTAGCCGTCCTACTTTTTAAATCTACTGTATCAAAGTTTATATTATCTATATTGCTTGTTAATATCTCTAGTGTATTTTGTAATGTTTGTATCATATTTTTCTCCTTTCTTAGTTGTTATAAAAAAGAATAGGACTTGCCTATTCTCTTATCGTTTTCCCCTCATAGGGAAAATGTTAGCAAGTTCTCGTAATCGAGTTAGTAGTAATCTACTCTATGCTATTAAATTATATTAGTTCCATAACCATATCCATTGCATCCACAACCATTGTTGTTAGGGCATCTAAAAATCTCTTGATTTCCATATACTGGCATTGCTGGAATTGGGCAGGAACGAAGTTCAGAAACGAGTTGATTTGCTACTGTTGCATTGTTAGCTCTTATATCAGCTGTTTGTTGAACTTGAGATGCTTGACCTCTAGAGTATAAAAGTTCTTGTCTTAATTGTGCGATAGTATCATTTTTCTCATCTATCTTATCTTGACAAATTTGATCTTTAATAGACTGAATGCCACCAGTAATTGCTGTTAATAATGTTTGAGTGTTTTGTGTATCACTTGTTCTAGTTGCACATGCTTCTCTAGCAATATCAGCACCTAAGTTAGCAAGTCCTAAACGATTTTCACAGCAACATGAATCAAATCTTGAACCTAATTGGTTTAGATTATTTTGTAGATTTAATTGGTTTGTAAAGTCTTGATTCATGCCTGCTATTTGTCTATTACATGCAGCTACTTCACTTGTATAGAAATTATTTGCTATGTTTGAATTAATATCACTACAACATGAACATAACTGATTACTTAAAGCTGCTAAAGAACTTTGTGTTGATTCTAATTGGTTACTTAAATGTAATGTATCAAAACCATTATTAGTATTATTCATAATGTCTTTTTGACCATTTGATAACCATGCATAACCATTATCAAAACTATTACCACCAAAGAATCCACCATTACCATTACCACCCCAGTTACCAGAGAATGCTAATAATAAAAGTAAAACAATCCATCCATCATTACCTAGAAAACCACTATTACCACCAAATCCAGAACCACCCATCATTGGATATACTGGATATGGATAGAAACCATTACCATTGTTAGTAGCTAGTTCTACTGTTGGTTGAATACCATTATTCATAATGTCCTCCTTTCTTTAATCTATACTAAGGTTACTTAACCTTAATACCGAAACTATTTAATTGTTCATTAGATATACCAAAACCATTAGCAAAACTCATAAAGTTTTTAATTTGATCTGGAGTATATCCTTTAGTCATATCATTTATTATTTTTTTAGGATCATCTTGATTTTTTATTAGATTTTGAAACTGTTGAAACATTTGAGGATTCTTCGCTTTCAACTGGTTCTGTAATTGGTTCATTAATAATTGTTTTGGATTCATATTGTTTAATTCCTTTCTTTAATTCCTCTATTTGTGTCATTAAAAAGTCTATTTTAATGTCTTTATCATCTTTAGAAACTATTTCATTAAGTTCATAGGTTTTTATTTCCCCTTTAGCATTTTTAATCCATACAACACTCATATCTCTACTAAAGAATGGTGTATCTCCTATAACCATAAACTTTGTTACTTCATCCATTGAATTAGCATATTTAATTATTTCGTGATTAGGTGGTGCTAATTGAAAGTTTTGTGTTAAGTTTGTAGGTTGTGGTTGCTGAATCTGACTTTTTAATTTTTCTAGTTCAGCAATCTGATTATTAATCCTATCAATGTTTAATTGTGGATTATAATAAGCATTGTTATACATATTTCCTCCTAAATAATGAAAAAAGAAATACCTTAATTATTGTTTTAAAATAACTTTAGTATTTCTCCTTTCATTTTTATTATTGCAAAATAAAAAAGACATAAACTTTCAAGTTTATGTCTTTATTTTTTCATTAATAAGTTTAATTTAATCAACTCTAATCTTTTATAAATATCATATTTATATTTTAAATCATTTATAGTTCTTGCTATATTACTGTAACTTTGTTTTGTATCAATAGACATTTTAACATATGTATCTCCCTTAATATACCTATCTAAAATATCTTTTTCATTATCAGTTAAAGTAACCTTAATTATAAAGTCATTATATAATTGTTTAATTGCTAAATCTTCTTTCATATTCAACCACCATCTATATAGTACCAATATTATTTAATATAAAAGTTTCATAATTATATCATTTTTTTGCACTTGTGGTTCTTATGATACATAAAAAGTATAATAAATAAACAAATATTTTATGCAATTTTATGAAAAGTTATGCAAAATTACATAAATTGTTTAGTCTTTTGATATATTTCTTTTCTTCTGGTACAAATAGTTCTATAAGAACATTTATTATTAATTGCTATTTCTTTTGTTTTAACCCCATTTACTAAATCTTTTAATATGTTTTTATCTCTATTTCTTAATATGTTACTTGCCATTATATAGTTATAAGCTTCGTTTGTATAATCAAAATAATATTCCATTGTTTTCATATACCCTCCCACAAAATTGAGATATTATAAGGATTAATTATTTTTTTGTCAAATAAAAAAGACTAGGATTTCTCCTAGTCTTTTTTCTCTCTAATTATTAAATTTTCATTAATTATATCTATAAAATAATTTAGATCTTCTGTCTTTTCTATTTTTGCCTTCCAGAAAACCCTATTTTTGTTTTTTTCCATTTCAAATAATGGATTATTAATATATTTCTTTTTTATTTCAGTAGGCATACATACTTCTATCCATTTTGCTAGAGTTCCATATTTTAATCTAAGCAAATCAAGATCATGATATTGCACTGTTGTATAGTTAGCACTATTACTAACTATCTTTAAATCATAATTAAAATTCTTAATAAAATTCAGCAATATTTCTTTTTCACTTGGTAAATTTGAATTTTCTTTCCTTTCATTTTTTTTACCAATTAATATCTTAACAATTTGATTACCATATTTCCATTTCATATTATCTCCTCTAAGATAATATTAACACTGTTATAATGTTATTTCAAATATTGATTACTTATCCATTTATTAACACCAATTTTAGACCAACCACTTTCAGTATAATATACTTTAACTTTAGTTCCTTTTTTTAATGTTCCTACTACTTTACCTTTTGTTGACTTATCATTTCTAACATTTAATACACTTGCTGTAACAGTCTTTGTTTTTGGTTTATATATATATGTTAAATATTTAGTATGTCCTGTTTTACCATCACTAGGTGCTTTAAATGATTTGATTGTTAATGACATTGAATAATGTTCATCACCATACCATTTTCTAGGTCTAGTATCAATATGAATTAAACCACTTTTAACACTTGAATTACCACATCTATATCCTACACCATATTTGTGTCCTAAATCTTCTAATGCCATACAAACTTTATCAGATGGAATTGCTTTATTATCTTGATCTTTAAACCATATATCACATGCATAACCTAATACATGTGATCCACTCCCTGCACCACCTACTGCTTTATCATGTGCTTTACATCTATATCCAGAATTGATATTACCTGCTTTAGCATTTAACTTTTTCATGACCTTTTCAAGTAATGGACATAAATTACTATCTATTTTAATTTCGTGATTCTTGCCACATTTACATTTAAATTCATTTACTTTGAAATGTTTTGTTAATTGTGTTTTGTTATTGTATTTATATGTTTTAATCATACTATATCACCTACTTTTTAATGCCTAATTTATAAGCGACATAACCTAATATTATAGCTACAAAGAAGTAAAATAAGTAATCTATCAATTTATCCCACTTTTTACCCTTTTCTGATTCGTTACTATATTTAGCATCATTAATAGATTTAATAGTTGTTTCTATTTTCCCATTCATTGATTTCATGGTTGTTTCCATTTGTCCTAATCTATAATTCATTGTTTCTAATACTTTTGTGCTATGTTCCAATGATGTTATTCTTTCTTCATGATTATCAAATTTTTCTTTAATTAAGTCATCGCTCATAATTTTCTCCTCTATTTTTCTTCTTCTTTTTCATCTACCTCAGGAATACCTGCAATACTTGTTAGTAAAGATAAAATACCAGCTAATAAACTTGAACTTAAAACTAACAACCAATTTACTTCACTCATTACTACGCTCATTCCTATTGTAGAAGCTGCTGTTTGTGCTATTGTTTTTATTGCTCTTACTCCTGCACATTTTAACCATTTTTTAAAATTCTTTTTCATAATTTCCTCCTATTTCCATTTTCCTATTGCCATTAATGTAATATCATAACTTTGAGAAACGGTAGACATTGGTCTTACCAAATATGTAATTCCCCACGCAGTTGAACTCGAATTGTATACATTTTCTATAAATGCTGCTCTTGATGAATTAATTGTTGCCGTTATTGATGGTGTACTAATAAATGCTGCAGGATAATTTCCTAAATTTATTGATGTACTACTTTCGTATAAAACTCCCCACTGTTTGTTTATTTCAGTTGTTATTGTTTTTTTAACCCAACATATCATTGTTCCATCAGCAAACTTAATATAATTCCCGTTGCTGTTTGAACCTTCTTCAGGTAGTTGATTTGTTAAGGCAAGAGTTCCACTAGATGACGGAAAGGTAACTGTTACTCTATTACTCCAAGCACTTTCTTCATAATCTTCATCAGAAATATAAATTGCTCTTAATTTATTATCTAATGAATATGCCCCTATACTCCAGTCGCCACTTTGAGTTTTTAAAG